ATATAGTGTTTGCTAACTATTGAGAATTGGATACACACTTTTTATAGTGACGATTATGTATTGTATTCTCAAATTTCAAATCGTTACCCGTAATAGTTAGCTTGCACTATGTATTAATTAATAGTACTTGTGTTTTAGATTGTCAAGGTTTTAACTTTATTTTTTTATTTGTACTTGATGTTGTAAATCTAACTATCTGTTTAGGGTTATCATCACTCTCGCATGCTAGTCCGTCTATGTGATGTTTGTATTTTTGTTTACATACTAAGCATGGCTCATCACGATTGTAGTCATACTCAACCATGCTCATAAGATGTTCTATCTTTACCGCCACTTGTCTAGCTTTAGTATCTATATCGGTCATGGTAGTTGTTTCCAAAATGGATCATCATAAAAACTATTGCCGACTTTGGTCTCCACTATCTCCAGGAATGTATCAAGTGTTAGGCATACAACAATAGGTACGCCGTCTGGTTGTCTGCGTTTACCGTCTGTTTTTACCAAGCGTTTCCAAACCAACGCTGTGAAGTTCGACTTTGACTTGCGTATAGACTTTGCTAACTCACGTGTCACGTTAAGACTTTGCCTTGCTTTACACTCAACATAAAAGTCTGTACCGTTCCATTGGAATAACACATCTCCTTTATCATTTTTTCCACCTTCCGCAATTCTTTCTCCGTTTAACATTCTTGCAACGAATGTCTCTAGTTTAGTCCCCTGTTGTTTTTGTTTGGACATTACTCCTCTTTCTTAATCATCTTCCTCTCCTTTAACGCTTTAGGAGAATTTAATACATTAGATAAACTTGTAATGTAATGTTCCATATCCCAAACATATAAACGTCCGTAGTCTAATTGCACTCCTCGTTGTGTGTACTCATAAGAATATAAGTCATTGAAGTCTAGCAATATTGTTAGATCTCCTACACCTTTGCTTGTGACAATTCCGACTTTAACTCCGCCATAATGGGGACAATCTTGTGTAGGAAAGTCAGGTTCTAACTTAAGTATTTCTCTAGCTAAACTATTTTCTTCTATAGTATCTCTTGGAAAAAAACCAATGCGATTACTTGGTTCTATTTCTTCTGCATGTGTGATAGCTTCTAAGAAACCTTCACATCTATCAAGCATATTCCAGGTAGCTATACCACCTTGTGTTTTGAGTACGTCTTTCATACTACAACTGTAGCTGAATTTGATCCTCTAGTCTAGCCAATAGCTGTTCTTTTTTCTTTTGGTCATTAAGTTTGTACATACTTACACCACCTTTATGGGTGTGCATGGTACATTTTTCCCCTAATATGTAATCTTCTCCATGGTCTTGGCGTATCTCTGATATTCTATTACGTGCTGACCAACCGAACTCAATTAGTTCTGTAGCACAATGCCACTCATGGTCATTAAGCAGTTGTAATATATCATCTCGCATTGTCATTTGTTATCTCCTCCTGGTTTATACCATTCATACTTTAAGGTTAACTCACTACCCATAGGTATGTCAACGATTGCATAAATATAATGGTATCTCTGTACCTCTACTCGTTTAAGGTTTGGTGTTTCGCTATGATTTATGAAACCACCGAGTGGTGTTCTTTGTAGCTTTTTAGTAATAAAATCTTCTATATGTGTTATCCCTATGTTTACACCTTTTTCTATATCAGTTAGTGTAAATAAACCTAGACCTTGTATCTTGCTAGGTTGTATTGTGAGATAGTCAGGTAGTGGTTTATAGGTCATGCTTTTAAATCAAAGTCTTCATCAGGATCTAAATGTTTATTTACCATGACACCCATAACCATGTCTTGAAATTCTTTGCTACCTACTTTGTAACCTGGACCATCAAATGGATTATTCTTCTTCGTACCACGCTTCGTCATCTGCTATCTCCTCCTTAACTTCTACCTTTAAACCTTTAGGTACCTTTTTTAAATCAACATCTACAAATTCTCCGCTGTCTGTTAATTTAATTATTACCTGCATTAGAAAGGTAGCTCGCCTTCCTCTACGTCATCTAAACTTTTAGCAACTGCAACTTTAGGCATAAACCATTCTTCAGGTGCTTGTTTTTCTGCGTTAAAACTTTCCATGTAATAGATACGTGGATTACCATTATCACATTCTCTATTCTTACACTTCCAATCAGGGTAAGTCTCTTTTATTTTACCGCTTGCTTTATCCTGTCTGTTATCCCATAACTCACTTTTGCATGACAAACATTGTGGAACAACTGATCCTTGTGTTACGAATTTTTTTTCTTCTACTTCAACACCAAGTGCTTCAAGGACTTCTTCTGTTGATTTGTCCTCAACACTAACAGAACCCTCTGTCTTTTTTTGTACAGATTGTGGAGGAGTATAGCTATTGCTATTGCTAGTTTTAGCTACACTCTTGGTAACTTGTTGAGTAGGTTGTTGTCCCGCGCTACCCTTCAAGTTCTCCACCTTCTGCATTTCTGTGACTGACGGTCTTGCTTTTGCTGTATAGCCGAACCAGTTTGCAAGCCCACGTCCTATTGCAGATGTCTCTGCATTTTCAATCCATGATGTTTGATTAGCACCTTTAGGACCTTGTTGGTCTTGTGCAATACCTGTTGCTACAGGATTTATGTCTTCTACATCTTTATAAATCATTGCTCTAACCACAATACTTTGGTGGTCATCTGATATAGATAGGTGTTCTGTATACACTCTACCATTGGGATTGTTCTCCCAAAACTTTGCTAGTCTATCTTCTACTTGATCGTATTCGTCTTGCCAACCCATCGGTTACTCCTCTATTAGTTCGGTTTTTTCTTCGGTAGTATATTCTACCCATACTTTTGTTTGTTTGCCAACATTATATTTTTTTAATATATCTGTGACACTTTGTTCCATAGTGTTATATATTAAATCAAAAACTTCTTCTGCTTCTGTGATGGTTTTAGCAGTAACTTTATACTCACGCTTACTTGTATCTGTAAACAATAGTTTTACTTGCCTGGGTTCAGGATTTAATTTTGCCATATCTATTTTCTTTAAGTTGTGTTCTAGTAAGTTTATAGTAATAGGAGTGTGAGACACTATTCTTCTTCGCCTACTTTATCTACATCTTTTAATTCTATTTCTCCATTAGCTAACTTAATAGCTTGTAACATCTGTTCATTGTAATCTTCTACAAATTGTGTAGCTAGTTGGTTAACTTTAAGGGGATTGTGAGTATTGAGTTTTAGTGATGTCCATGATACTTCTTGACCACCGCATGCGTTAGCCATAGCGATAGCCCACTTTTTCATTTCCTTCTTTTCTGTAAAAATGTTTGGCACGTCTTAGTCTCCTCCGCGTTCGCCGCGTACAAACACATAGTGAATAACATTATTCCAATTCTCAAACTCGTATATATACAGATCGTTAGCTTTAAGATAATCTTGTAGCTCTTTTGTACTATCTATATAAATAGGTTTACCGTTTCTTGCAACGATAAAACCTTTGCCAGTTTTTGCAACTGACTGTTTAAGTTCGGATAACATAAAGTCATCACTTGTCAGTATATCAGTCATTATACCTCCCAATATAATTGTACTACATAATTACAGGATAATAGAAAATTTCTTATTTAGCAACGACAAACCCAAAAATGAATTAAAAGGTTTGCCGTCAAGGACAAGGGTAAAGGAGGAAACCCCATGTCAATGAAATATAAGTTGACATTAATTATAGCACACGGTATATTGGTCTAGTAGATAACACTTCGATGTTGTCTCCTTCCCAATTAAAAGAGACCACTCCTGCGAGGGTGGTCTTTTTTTTACTTGACTTTAATTTCTAATGGGTTATATTGGAGTATCTTATTTAATACTGCCATATTCTATGAGATGTAAAGAACGGGAGTTTTATCTCCCGTTTTTTTATACTATTTCTAAGTTGTTATGACCGTTCTTATCTACAACCATAGTCACAACACCTTGCCTAGTTTTCTTACCTGCTTGCTGTTCAAAGTAAGTACTCTCATCTAAGCTAGGTACTTGTATCCAGGTACGTGGATCATGCACTTGTCTAAAATGATGGTAATGTCCTGTCACTAAGATAGACGAGGAACCAGAATGAAACCCTCCAAACGTTTGGTTCTTCCACCAGTTCATAACCTTCGTCTCTACTGTCCCGCCGAAACCAGTAAGATGTCCATGAGTAAAGGACATGTTTGTTCCACATACGTTTAGCGATAAGTGAGGTTCATCAGGTATGACAAACTTTATATGGTCGTACTGTGGTTTGTCTGCAAAGATTTCTCCTATTTGTTCAAAGACTTCTATGTCATAGTTGTCCATACCACCTGTTGGTGCTATACCTTTATCAGTACGTTTCTCTCCATGATTACCTGGAACTGCACCTACTACTACAACATCAAAGTCTTTAGACCATTCAACTAATGCTTTAGCAATAAGTCTTCTAGCTAACTTCATTTGATTTCTATAGTCTAACTCTACGCCGTTAGGTCCCATTGCTTGTGGGTAAAATCCTACGCACCCCTCGACAATATCCCCTAATCCTACAACAGTAAGTTGATCCATCTCTACCCCTGCTTTACGTAAGAAGTTATACCTATCACGTACAAGATCTATCTTCTCTAAGAAGCGTTCAACAATAAGTTCAGTACCTCCGCCATCTCTTTTGCCTAACTGCAAATCTGCAACTGCAACAAAAAAGCTAGCTTTAGTTTTCTTTACTTTAGGTTTAGCTTTACGCTTATAAGACTGTATCCATTTTTCTATACGGGTGTAGTCTTCTTTATCTATCGTTGCTTCTGTTGCAACTATCTGTGCTTTGTATGCCCATGCCTGATGTATTTCTCCCTTACCTACATTCATATCCCATGTGCTTACACGCAATGTATCATTAACTATTGCATATTTCTTAGGATCAAATCCCCACTCTTGTAAAAGTTCATCAAACTCTGGGGTAGAACTACTTGTAGCTCTTGATGTTATAGTCCCAGTTCTAGTTTTATAATCAAACTTTACTCCTGGTTCCCACCCTTTAGGGTGCGCAACACCCTCCTTTGTATTATTGTGTGCTACGTCCTGTTGGGTTTCGGTAAGTTTACTTACCTGAGAGTTGTTTTTTTGCATACTCTTTTAACACTACTATTACAGCACCGCCACCTGCAATTGCTGCAGCTTCAAGTGTTGTAATTTCTAGGTCTATTGCAGGTCCAACCAACAAAGCAGAACCGAATGCTTCGATGAATGTCCATACAACTTTCTCTACGAGTTGTTTTAGTTCGTCACTCATATAATCGTCCTTCCTGCTAGGGCTTGTGTAACCATAGCTGTTAACTTATCTATTTTTTTATCAATATCTTTTAGTGATAAACCTTCTGTATTTATTTTTGTTGAGTACTCTAAACCATCATCAGTTTTCTTTAAGTTAACTTTAGATATAGTTATAGTTACTTCTTTGCCTTGTAGTAATACTGCTGATACTTTTCTATACATACGTTCATACGCATTACGTGACTGTCCGATCATACCATCTTTACCTAAGTCAAGATCTTGTTGGGTATTTCCTGTAAGTATACAACCAGATGTATGCTCATCTGTGTTGCCTGAATGGATTAGTATATATTTAAAGTCAGGTACATCTTGTAATTCAAGCATTCCATAGTGTGCATTCTTATATCTTGCGCTGTACTTAGTGTGAAATCCACCGACTTTTCTAAATTTAATTTTATATGTACCTTCAGGTATGCAAGTTTCGTGCATTACTTTTACTGCTTGGTACTGGTCTTCTAGTGTGTAGCATTCAAACTTACCATCAATGAACATCATTCCATTGGTAGCGTCAATGCCAAACTGTGTTCTTACAACATCTATTTTCATTCAGTCTCCCTGTTTATCTTAGTATAGTCTAAACAATCAGGGTTTGTACAGTATAATTTATAAGGTTTTACCTGTACTTGAAGTGGTTGTCCGCATTTAGGACAAGATACTTTCAAAATATATTATCTGTTTGCTGCCCACATATTATCCACCATGTTAGGGTACTTGCGACCATTAGCTTTAGCTCTTGCTTTAGCTTTAGACTTTTGTGCAGGTGTTAATTTCTTGCTTTTACCTAATCCACTAGGTCTTGGTTTGTCCCATACGGGTTTACTTTTTTTTGCCATGTTACCACTTTACCTTATCTGCCCAATAAGCTGCAGACATTTTGCCTTTTTTTATGTTCTTAGCATGTCGGGCTTTAAATGATTTACGTCTTGCTTTGGACTTAGCGTCTGTTTTTTTACCTGCACCACTAACACCTTTTTGTCCGAAGCGTATCAATTTAACTTGATCTCCAGATTTTGCTAGTACTGCATGTGATTTAGTTTTATGTCCAGGTGTTCTCTTAGGTTTGTTGTAACCAGAGAACTTTTCTCCTCTATAGTTTATTGCCATATTCTATCCTTTAGACTATTACTTAGTCATTTTTTTCTTACGCTTGGAAGTATATCTTTTTTTCTTCCCTGTCTTACTGTAAGGCATTATCTGCTCGCTTTCTTTTTATTTTCTTGTGGTTTATCTTTACGTAAACCTATTGTTAGTAACCATAAACCTAATGATATAAGTATAGCAACACCAACTATGTCCTTAGCTGTACCAGTAAGGGTAAGCCATGCTATAAAAAAACCAAGTAAGGTAAAGGTTTGTGCTAATGTTTCTTTAAGGATTTCTCCTAACCAATTAATAAATTTTTTTATGTATTTCATGTTCTTCTTATTCTAACGGGTACCACCGAGACACTAGCTACGATTTGCGAAGCTATAATAACTGGTACTACAACTTCTTGTGCTTTTTCTTTTTGATCATCAGTCATATCGTTACCTATAGACGTGAGGTCTATGTCTTGTACTTGTATATCTATAAAAGAACCTATAGGATCTGCTAAGAATTGTTCTGTCTGTACTTCTGTAACTACATCAGCAAGTGTATAGTCTTCGACATCTTTATTTTCAACAGCTTTAGCAACATATACTTCTACTGCTTCTGCTACTGCTTCATCATTCTTGACTGCTTCTGCGACAATAGCAACGTCTTCTGCTTTATCTAAATTTAAAACTTCTGCAACAGTCTCTACTTGTTGTTCTGTTAATTCTTGTACATCAGCAATAGCTTCTTCAACAACAGCTTGCACAACATCTTGTACTTCCTGCGTAGCTTGGTCAAGGTTTTGTACACCAACATCGTTTACTTCGTCAAGGACTTCAACAACTTCTTCTTCGGTAAGGTCTTGTACATACTCTTGTATTGCTTCTTCTTTAGCTTCTTCATATTCCTCCTCTGTTAAACTCTCAACATCTTCTTCTATAACAGGTATATTCACAATGTCTTCTATTTGTGAAATCTCCTCTTGTATTTCTTCTTCTGTAAGTTCTTTTACATCTTCTGTTTGAACTGGTACTTCAACCAACTCTTTAGGAATAGTGTCTTCCACAATCGGTGGAACGTCTTGCTCGACAATGTCTTGTTCTTTATCGATCGATATAGTTTCTTCATCTATCTCCTCCTCTATAATTATTACAATATCTTCTGGAATGTCAATGACTATTTCTTGAATGATAATAGTTTCTTCAATTGTATCAATAGCTTCTTGTATGTCATTTTTAATAACTTCTTCATCTGTAAGTTCTTTATCTTCATCTTCAATGACCACATCAGGTACCACAACATCATTGTCGAGAAGTTCTTTTTCGGTATCTTTTGGTTCATCTTCTACAATTATAATATCTTCTTCTACGATGTCATCATCTTTTACTTCTTCTACGGGTTTAGGAATATCACAATCTCCGCGCTCTATCTGTGCGTTAGTCATAAAACAACCGTACTCATTTTCATTATCTATACGTTCCTGATCTCTCTCTATAGTTCCATCATTAACGTCTGCTTGTGTATAGGTCTTGTCAACACCTTCTACTTTTACATCTACAATGATTTCTTCAGGTGTAGGTGGTGGCGGAGGTGGTGGAGGTGGCGGAGGTGGTGCAACATAAACAGTTGTAGTTGGTGCAACATATTGGTAAGTTTCAAAGTTATTGCTATCACTATCTGTACAACTTTCTCCATTTTCTATGTCGCCACATACGCTAAATTCCCAGTAAAAAGTTCCTGTCTGTATATTTGTATAGTCTAATGTGTATGTCCTAGCAGTAGTATCTGTAATAATAACCCTATCCCAAATAGAATTATCATAACTGTAGTTAATATGAAATTCGTGTACTAAAGTATTTCCATCTGTATATTCCCAAGCAAAATAAACATCTTTGCCTTGATAATTTACTGATACATTTGTTGCGTCATCAGGAACAGCAGGTGGAATAGTAGTCGTTGTAGTAGTGGTAGGTATCTCTACATACTGCCAGTAAAGTGTGTCTAATACAGATATATCAGTTAATATAACTTCAAACTTTGTAATGAATTTATCTGTGTTAGCTTCATCATTATTGTAATCAGTAAATGATTTGTAGAAATCATCATACATAGTAGAACCATCTTCTCCCCATGATTGCGCTGCTTTGTTTATAGTTTCATCTGTGTCGTCAGAGTAGTAATACTTAACATCATAAGTATTATTTACTGCACCAACTAGAAATCCTACTTCGTATACATCTTCTGCAAATTCAAATACATAAGTACCACTTTGTAAAGCTAGTGAACAACCTGTAGTTCCATATCTTCCTTGTTCATTACAGTAAATATACGCAGCAGTACTACCGCCACTTATCGACAAACCTGTCTCGTATGTACTATCTTCAAATGCTTCATTGATTGTAACTTCATTAGGTACTTCTTCTGCAAATACAGGAATAGGAACTATAAGAAAAAGTACGATACATATACGTACTAGACTATTAAATTTATATAACACGGAACTTACTTAGTTCCGCAACAACCACCACCGCAACAACCGTCACTACCCATGATCTAATCCTCTCCCGTTCATATCATTATGTGTTTTACTATCGAGAATACCGAATGCCTGATTGACTTCCTCCATTGTAAGTTGTCCATCATTAAGATATTTTCTTGCTAAGATTTCTAGTACGTTAGCTACTCCAAGTAATCCTGCTAGTAATGCAGAACTAAATACATCTATACCTACAAGACTACCTGCACCTATAACACTTAATGCTTGTGCTATAAATACAGCGACCATACGTTTAGATATATTCCAATACAATTTGTAACCCTTCATTACATAGATAAGCTACCAACGATCAATACAACCGTAGCAACTAATCCTAGTACTTTGTAAAATTCTGTTTTGTCCAATTTGTTATCTAGTTTTTCTTCTAGTTTGTCAAGTCTTTCAATGACCATAGTTAATAATTCCTTTTGTGTGAAGCCGTTACCGTTAGTACTCATGTTTATGGTAGGTCATCGTGGGATAGAAAATCCCATTCCTTGTCATACATACGATTATTTAAGTCCCATTGACTTACTCTTTTAATAAGTTGTAGAGTTTCTTTTAAAAAATAACCTAGTAAAAATCCTATTAAATAATCCATAAAGAATATTATAACATGCAGTTATTTGGTCACTTAATATTTTAAGATAAGAACTAATTTCTTTTGTATTCGGTCCATGTTTGTGATTTACTAGAATGTATTATATTTTGTTTTAGCATTTCATCTACAAGTTCTTGGTCATAATTTTTAACTTCAAATTTTGTATTTTTTTTAACATCTTCGATTTTGTAAGGTGTTAATTGAATTAAAGGATCGCCTGCTTTAACGAATAATACTTCTTTATCTACCTCATTTAAATCTTTTAAAAACTCGAATGGAAAATTTGTTTGGTGCCATATATCAGTTTCAACATATCCTGGAAGTAACCTTATATTATTTCTATGATTATAAAATGGATCATTAAAATATGTGCCATATCCTTTTGGAGTTTTCCACAAATAAGGAGATATTAATTTTAAAACACCATAATTATTTATTCCATTTAATCCTATGTCCTCTAATTGTTGATGTCCTTGACTTTCTATCCAAGGAAAATCTCCAAGGTGCGAACCTACTGTTACATTCCATTGCCAATTTTCTACTAAATTATCATTATCTTTAATTAAATAAATGTCAGACCATGCAGGAATGATTACACCATAAGTTAAATAATCTTGAATTGCAGGACATTGTTTAGCGTGTCTTACATTTGTATGTAATTGAGATGTGCCTTCAGTACCTCGTTTTTTTACACTATGTTTTTTGTACCATTCAGGTAAAAATCTATTTGCTTGTACTGGTGGATAAAGTTTAAGCAATTCTTCAAATCGTTTATCTCTTGGGTATATTTCAATCATTATGAAAAATTATAATTAAGAACAAGTCTTGTTGCTTTATCAGTCTGTGTTATTCCAAAATGTGAAATGTTACCATTCATTACTATAAGTTGATTTTCTACTGACGGAATTAAAACTTCTTTATCGTCAACTAACAAAACAGTTCCACCATTACAAGTAGTTAAATTAAAAACACAAGTTTTAAAATCGTAATCTAAATCTACATAATCTGTGTGTGGTTGCATTTCAATGTTCTTGCCTTGATTGGTATAAAGATTTGATTTAATACGCATTAGTTTTTTATTTTTAGTGTT